CAAGGACCTCAAGGTATTCAGGGAATACAAGGTGTTCCAGGACCTGTAGGTATGCCAGGATTATTTGCACAAACTGGTAATAGTACTATAATTACAGGAACAACAGTAGAAAGTTCTTTAATTAACGGAGGTGTGGGTACTTTAAGTGTACCTGCAAATGGATTTCAAGTTGGTGATAGCTTTAGAGCTATTTTTGCTGGTGTTATGAACGCAGCAAATAACCAAACTATAAGAATAAGAGTAAAAACAAATGGAACTATACTATTAGATAGTGGTGTACAGGCTTTGACAAACTCAATTATAAATGATGTCTGGAGTTTAAATATTGATTTTACGATTAGACAAATAGGCGGTGCAACTGTAGCATCTATAGTTTCACTTGGCTCATTTCATTATATTAAAACTTCTAATGCATCAACTCAAGGCTTTGCATTTAATGTAATCAATAATACCACGTTTAACACTACAATAAACAATACATTAGACGTTACTGTTCAATGGGGTTCCAATAATGCAGGTAATAATATTTATAGTGATATATTTATATTAAACAAAACATATTAAAAAAGTTAAATAAATGAACAGATTAAGTAGAGCAGATATTTTAACAATGTTTGGGTACAAAGCAGGTACCAAACTATACAATTTATTATACAGCAGTTGTGCTAACTTTTGTTGTATAATTAAAAATTGTTTAGGTATTTCTAGTGGAGGAAATGCAGGTTTAGTTTTAAATCAACAAGGAAATTGGGTTACTGCAGGTGGTGGAAGTAGTCAAATTGAAATACAAAGTGCTGCAAGTGATGAATTAACTCCTTTAACCTCTGGAGTATCAAAAGTTACTTTTAGAGCTCCAAGTGCATTTACTTTGACAGGAGTTCGTGCTTCACTTACAACTGCTCAGGGATCTGGAAGTATTTTTACTGTAGATATAAATCAAAACGGAAGTTCTTTATTAAGTACTAAGTTAACAATAGATAATACAGAAAAAACAAGTGTAACCGCTGTAACTCCTGCTGTAATATCTACAAGTGCAATAATTAACGATGCTGAAATTACTGTAGATATTGACCAAATAGGAAATGGAACTGCTACAGGTTTAAAAATAACTTTAATAGGTACTAGATGATAATTAATCCTTATTTTTTTGGAGTTTCTTTAGACCCAGACGCTCAAGCATTTCTAACTGCTGCTGCAATTACTAACCCTACTATTTCAGTAGCTATTAATACTTTAGTAGTTCAAATGAAAGCTAATAACATATGGTCTAAAATGAAAGCGATTTATCCATTTGTAGGTGGCACTGCTAGCACTCATAAGTTTAATTTGAAAGACCCAAGAAATTTAGATGCTGCCTATAGATTAGTATTTAGTGGTGGTTTAACTCATAATTCTACAGGTATTTTAGGAAATGGTGTAAATGGAAGTTTTAATACATTTTTAAACCCATCAACAACGTTTACATCTTTAACAGGTGCAAGTTTATTTGTTTATGTAAGAAACAACACTGTTACAGGACAGGATTTTGGAGCTTTTCAATCAGTTGTAAATTATAGATTTTCAATTACTAGTAGAGCAACAGGAAATTTAGCTTATGCATCACCTTGTAGTACAAATTTTATTCAAGAATCTAACTTAAATTCTCTTGGTTTTTGGGGTTCAACTAGACCTCCTTCATCAAATACATATTTTTTGATAAAAAATGCTTCATTTAGTTCAAACACAGGTGCTTTTTTAGCACCAAATACTAATGTCATTGGACTTTCACTTCCTTTTATAGGTCAATTTTCAGACCGTCATTTAGCATTTTCTTGTATTGCTGATGGTTTAACAACTTCTGAATCAGAAACATTAAGAACAGCGGTACAAAATTTCCAAACTACATTAGGTCGCTCAATAGGTACTCAAACAGTAAGTGATGCAGATGCTCAAGCATTCGTAACAAACGCTGCTATAGTTGACCAAGTAGAAGCTAATGCAGTTAACAAGTTAGTAATTGATATGAAAGCGGCTGGAGTATGGAGTAAAATGAAAGCAATATATCCTTTTGTGGGTGGAAGTGCTAGTAGTCATAAGTTTAACTTGAAAGACCCAAGAGATTTAAATGCTGCGTTTAGGTTAGTATTTAATGGTGGTTGGACACATTCAAGTAACGGTGCTCAGCCTAATGGAACAAATGGGTTTGCTGATACGTTTTTAGTACCTTCAACATCATTATCAGCAAGTTCACTTCACTTTTCTAAATATAATAGAAATAATGATTTAGTAGGTAATAAAATTGATGGTGCTGTATCTAATTTTACTGATTTCTTACAACAAAATTATTCAGCAGGTAATGCTGTTATTGGAACTATTGCTTCTTTGGCTTCATATACTCAAACGGACACAAGAGGATTATTTACAGCAACAAGAACAGCAAGTAATTTGATTAAAGTATTTAGAAATTCAAGTTCAATAGCAACAAATACAACTACAATATCTATATTACCTAATGTAAATTTATTTATTGGCGCAAGATGTGATGGTTTTGCACAAAGTTTTTTTAACTCTTACCAATGCGCATTCTCAAGCATAGGAGACGGTCTATCCGACACAGAAGCAGCTAATCTATATACAGCAGTACAAAATTTCCAAACCACTTTAAATCGCCAAGTTTAAACATAAATAATATGATATTAGTAGGACTTTTAACAGAAACACAAAAAGAACAATTAGTAGGACAGTGGTATGAAACAGACAGTTTTTTTAACCCAATACAAGACATTAATGATAATTGGGTTATATCTATTGAAGAGATGCATGATTGCGTAAATCCTGACTTTATGTGGGTAAAAGACTTAGAGCAGATAGAATACCAACCGAAACCAATTGAGCCTCCTTTTTAATTATTAATTAATAAAATTATATAATTTAAATATAAAAAATAATGGGAAAATATTTTAATGCTTTTATAATGTCCATAATAACTTTTTTTTCTCCTATAGCAGGATTATTATTAGCTGTTGGAGCTATGATTATTTTAGACACTATATTAGGCATTACAAAGGCTATTAAAAATGAAGGATGGGAATCTGTTACTTCAAGAAAAGCAAGTGTTATTATAAGTAAATTTTTACTTTACCAATTAACAGTAATAACATTTTTTATAATAGACTATAACTTAATAAATGAGTTTACAAAAGTACATTATCAAAACAATTATTTATTAACTAAATTTATAACACTCTCTTTATGTTTTGTTGAAGCAAAAAGTATAGATGAAAATATTAAATCTATATTTGGATTTTCTATTTGGACAAACCTAAAAGAAGTTTTAATGAGAACACAAGAAATAAAAAAAACTATAAAAAAATAAAATTTGACGATGCAAGTTTATTTCTTAAATAGTCTTCCTGATTTTGGGCAACCATATTATATTTATTATCTTAAAACAGATGGTAAATATTATGGTTGGGATAGTCAAAATAATAAATTTTATAATTTATCTACACCAAATATAGATGACTTAGTAGGGTTAAATTTTGACAATCTACAAGATGGAGATGTGTTATCTTATGATAGTGCTTCTCAAACATGGATTAATAAAATTCCAGAAATAGGGGTATCATATGAAAGATTAAGTGATTTCCAATTCCCATACCAATACTCAGGAAATGCTCCTTTAGAAACACCAGAAACAAGTTCACTTTGGATAATCAACCGCATAGATTTTTCTACTCCAGGCAACCCAATCACATTACAGGCTACTGGATCGTGGACTAATAGATACACTTTAATATATTCATAAACCAAAAAATATGGAAAAAATAAACATTGTAGTAAGTCAAGATGACCAAGGTAAATTTAATCTTGTAATAAGTAAAACTACAGAAATTCCCAATCAAGAATCCATAAAAGATAGTATTATTGAAACTGGTTTAACATTAGATGAAGTTAAAACTCTAATAAACAGACTATAACTATGGCAATAAGACACGCAGTAGCATCAGGGAATTGGAACGCAACTACAACATGGAATGGAGGTACTTTACCTACTATTGGAGATGATGTGTATGCTAATGGGTTTTCAGTAGCTATAAATCAAAACATTACAGTTGCAAAAATAACCACGGAAGTTTGCCCCTCTACTACAATAGGTGGAGGTAGTTTTACTTCTTTGGCTAATACTATTTACACTTGTAATATTGTAGGTGGTAATAGTGTTTGTTTAATTTGTAATAATAATAACGGGCTTAATCTTAGAATTATTGGTAATGTAATTGCTATAAATGCAACTGCTATTTCCCTTGTAGCAAACGCATTTATAACACAATTAACAGGGAATGTATATGGAGGACTTTCTGTAGGTGCAATAGGAATATCAACAAGTAATGGCCCTCAAGTAAATAATATTATAGGTAATTTAATATCTAATGTTGGTCCTGCTTATGTATCATCAGGTACTAATAATGATACTATAGTAGGCAATGTATATGCTTCATCCACTCAAGTAGGAGTTACGAATAATGGAGGGTTTACAATCACAGGAAACCTATTTAATAGCGGAGGATACATGGCCGTAAGAACCCAAAGAGTTTTTATAAATACTAATAACCAAATCCAATGGCTAGTACAAAACCAATCATCTCAAAATATTCAACTTTATAGTTCAGATTATTTTGTAGGAATGCCTTCAAATTCAGATGTTCGTAATGGAGTAATTTACGGAGTAGGAGGATCTTTAACAGGATCACTCAAAGTTCCACCTTCAGGCTCGGTTGCAGTAGGAGTACCCGTAGATAATGGTTTTGGAACAGCTATTATATCTGTCCAAGACATGGGAGCTTTACTAGCTTCATATATAGTATAGTAAAAAATATAATATGTATAATTATATTACAATTTATAGTATTTAAAGTGGATAAAATTACAATAAAAAGAAATAACAATTAAAAAGTAATATAATAAGATTAAAAAACTTTAACCTTATAAAAATTTTAAAAATAAAAAAACCCTTAAAAAATAAAATTATGAAATTCCTAAGAGAAATGTTTTGCGATGACAATTCAATTAATGAAAAATCTGTAATAGGATTTTTAGCTTTCATCATGATGTCTTTATTTGCAGTGGTAGACATTGTAACAGGATATTTAGGCAAAGAGCTGATTGTAAATGAATTTATATTTACAGCATTTGAAGTGCTTGTATTAGGTTCATTTGGAATTGCTGCAACAGAAAAAATTACTAATATTATTAAAACTAACAAAAACGAAGAAAATGAGTCTGAGTAAATTACAAGAAAAAATTGGGGTAACTGCTGATGGAGCGTTTGGCCCTGGAACAATGAAAGCTGCTATGGCTTTTTATGGGTTTACACCTGAGAGAGCTGCACACTTTTTTGCACAAACAGCACATGAGTCTGGAAACTTTAAAGCGTTCTCTGAAAACTTAAACTATTCTGCTGACGGATTGGTAAAAATCTTTGGCAAATACTTTACAGCGGCCACTGCCCCTAAGTATGCTAGAAACCCTGAAAAAATTGCTAACAAAGTTTATTCTTCTAGAATGGGCAATGGTGACGAAGCATCAGGAGATGGCTGGAAATTTAGAGGAAGAGGAGCTCTTCAATTAACTGGTAAATCAAACTATCAAGCATTTTCAGATTATTTGAATAACCCTGATATTATGAATAACCCTGACTTAGTTGCAGGTGAGCTTTCTTTTGAGTCTGCTAAATTCTTTTTTGATAAAAACAAACTTTGGGACATATGTGATAAAGGTGTAACCAAAGAAACTATTTTAGCCCTTACTAAAAGAATAAATGGCGGAACTCATGGTTTGGCTGATAGAGAAGAAAAAACCTTTAAATATTATACATACGTTAAATAATGAAATACATATTTATAATTCTTATTATTTTACTAGGAGTATATATGTGGCTATCACATGATAAGTTTGTTCAAAACGAAGCTATTATACAAAGACTAGAAGACAGTTTGTCTAGAAAAGTAGACACCTTGATAGTAGAAAGAGATGTGGTAAAAGACCATTACATTAAATCTAAAGAGATTGTATATAAGATAGACGAAAGATACATTGCAGGCAAAGATTCTGTTTGTGATAGCTTAGTAGTAGCCCTAAAAACATCTCTTACAAACTGTGATAAAGTAATAGTTAAATCAGATACTTTAATCAAAACCCTTCTTGTGAGAGACACAGTTAGAGTGAAACATATACAATATTTACAGGCAAGAAATAAATTTTCTTTAATAGCTGGCCCAACCCTATCCTTTACTCCACAAGGAATACAACCTGGTGTTGGTATTGCTTTTGGGCTAAAGATAAAATAAAGCTATTGACAAATAAAATAAATGTTGTATATTTGTGCCAAATTTATCTCACTGAGACAAATTTCTAGTGCCTGACGTTTGAGGGGAAACCCTGGTTCATAAGATTTCACTAGATAGTTTTAAATAAGTAAGGACCTCCGAGGATTAACAATTCAGATACCTTCAGGGATAGGAGAGGAAAAAATAGGATCAATGACGTAAGAACTGGGCTTCCCAGTTTCCTATTAAAATACACGATAGTAAAGATTCCTAAGTACAGAGATGTATATGGAAATTTATGAACGAACTTACCAATAGAAACAAGATAAATGCGTTTATTGCAAAGTATATTCTGATTTCCTAGATTTTTTTTCTCGGGAGAACCCTCTATTTCTTTAAATAATATACTATAATCTTTAGTACTATTAATATGCTCTAACTATGCCCAAAAAAAATCACAAAAAATACATTTTTTTCTTTGAATTAAAAAAAAAGAAGTATCTTTGCGTGAGATAAATATAAAGATAGAGCAATTCTATCGGATACCCCTTGCTGATTCCCTTTGAGCAAGGGGTATTTTTTTATAAAAACTAATAAAATCATAATTTTTTTTTACTTTTGTGAAAAATTATGTGCAATAAATAAAAAAAGCATTACTTTTGCATAAAAAATATAATAATGGTAGCACAAAAAACAATAAATAGATTTTTAAGTTGGAGAGAAAATAATCAAAATTATCTACAATTTGGAAGACCGAGTAAGAAAACTTTACTTAAAAGACTTAACAGAGAAGGGTTTAACCTTTGTCCAGAAGAATTAAATTTTTTACTCAAACACTCAGGAAAAAATTCTTTTGTAAAAGAAAAAATAAATGAAGGGACTAATGTATGGGTTCCTTCGGAAATGGTAGATACAGTTAAAGAACTCAATGCCATCTACCAAGAAAGTAAAAAACTAGGATTAGATGTGGAAGACGTAAAGCATGGGTGGTTAAAAACACAAGATGCCTCAATGTTCTTCACTAATCCTTTATATAAGAAAAAAGAAGAGGATGGCTTCTATAATGAACTAATAGAAGATTTACAAAGTTTTTCTCCTTCTTTTCCTGTCATAAAAAGAACACCTAGTAGTGAGGGCCATTTACTAATTATTGACCCTGCGGATATACATGTGGGCAAATTAGCTATGGCTTTTGAAACAGGAGATGAATATAACACTAAAATTGCAGTAGAAAGAGTTTTAAAAGGAGTACAAGGTATTTTAGACAAGACATCAGGATTTAATATTGACCAAATTCTTTTTGTAGGCGGTAATGATATTTTACATATTGATACTCCAAAAAGAATGACTACTTCTGGTACTCCTCAAGATACAGATGGAATGTGGTATTCTAATTTCTTGGTAGCCAAGCAGTTGTATGTAGATGTATTAATGATGTTAATGCCAGTGGCAGATGTTCATTTCACATTTAACCCATCGAACCATGACTACACTAATGGCTTCTTTTTAGCGGATGTTATTAAAACATACTTTAAAGATTGCAAAAATATAACATTTGATTGTTCTATTGCACACAGAAAGTATTATAAGTATTATAACAACTTAATAGGAACAACTCATGGAGATGGAGCTAGACAAGCAGATTTGCCATTATTAATGGCACATGAAAGTAAAGATTGGAGCGATTGTAAGCATAGGTATATTTATACGCACCATGTGCACCATAAAACTGCTAAAGACCATATAGGAGTTACAATTGAAAGTTTAAGAAGCCCTAGTGCTTCAGATAGCTGGCACCATCGAAATGGGTATACAGGAGTACCAAAGGCGATAGAAGGGTTTATTCACCACAAAGAATTTGGACAAGTGGCAAGGTTAACTCACATATTTATATAACAGTATGGGGCCTTTTTTTTATTCTACAGGAGGTACTATAAATAACAACCAAACCAATGTTGATATGGGAGAAAACAGTATAAATCTAATATCAATTTATAGATACTTTATTTCCCATCCTTCATGCCAATTTAGAAATATGCCTTATCAAATTTTTGCAACAAGTTATAAAAATTGGTTAGAAGCTAAGTATAATTAAAAATAAAACATTATGACAATAAGAGAAATTATAAGTGGATATAGGGTGCCTATAGACCATGGTCTTCCTTCAGATGACACAGATTTTCCTACAAAATATATCTATCACTTAATGAAGTTAGCTAGAGCTAAGTTATTATATGATAGATTAAATGACCCTAGGTTTAATTATAATTTAGCTCTACAAACTTTAGAATGTGTGGAGCTACAATTAGCAGATACTAACGAATGTTGTGAAAAGCTTCCTTCAGGATGCAAATGGTTGAAATCAAAAAACCCTATACCTGAAACTATCAATAACATGATTAACAAAGTGTATAATGATAGGGGAGACACTTACAATAGAATACTATCAGAGTCTTCCAATTCATTTAAAAGATATTCTTTTATAGAAGAAAGTGATTTTAAATATTTGATTAAAAACAGCTATTTATTTGTACCAGATTTAGATAGCCCTCAATGGGTAAAAATTGAAGGCTTATTTTATGATGACGAAGTAATTAAAGCTACATGTGGACCAGTGTGTGATTTATTAGATACAGAGTTTCCTTTAGATAGCAGATTGGTTACAACTATGTACGCTATTATGAATGAAATGATACTGAAAGTATATCCTTTCTTTAAGAAGGATGTTACAAATGATGGTACAACTGACGATACTTTAAATACTAATGCGAAGGGTAAGTAATAAACCAAAATCTTTTTATTCTTTAACTAAGGCGACAAAGGATAGCAAATTTGAGGACAAGCAACTCTATAAAAGAGTTGTAGAAGAAATATTTAAAGTTGCTGGTCAAAGACTTATATATAAAAATAGAGTAAATCTTCCTGGATTAGGGGCATTTTATTTAACTGCTTATAAATCTGATAAGAAAATAGTAGATTTTGGAATGACAAAAAAATTAGGTAAAACTGTTTACTATACAAATTTTCATTCAAATAGAGTTAGATATAGAATATCTTGGGGAAAAAGTATAAGAACAAAGTATTATATTTTTAAACCATATAGATTTTTAAATAGAGAATTAGCTAAAAAAATAATAAACGATGATTAATATAGAATTAGTACCTATAAGCACTGTAATTGAAAACTGGAAACAAATTGCGGTATCAGAATTAAACTTTAACGAAGATCTACTCACTGAGTGGATTTTAGATGCTTATAACGACATTGGAACCTATAAGCAATATAAAGAAAGAGTGCAGAAGCTTAAAGTAAGAAATTACAAAGCACAGCTTCCTTGTGGGTTTAGACAGTCTTTATATGTATTGGCACAGCCTATACGACCTCAAGAAGAAGCTTTTTTCTTGACAGAGTACATTAGACAGGAACCTGGTAATGAAAACTGTACATGGGAGTATAAAAGAGTTTGTAAATGCCCTGAAGATAAACATTGTAATTGTGAACAAAACTACATAGAAACTGCAGGATATTTATTTATCAATAATCTAGAAAAAGCAAAGGGTTTCAAGTTTGCAACAGTACAAGATTTTACACAATGGTACGCTACAAACCCAAGAAAATGGGTGGTATTGCAACCTCAAAAAAATGAGGTGTCACTGTTAAATTATAGAGAATTAGGCATTCAGTTACATCCTTCACACTTTTTTACTATAGATAATGGGTACATTATAACAGACTTTAAAGAGGCTGATTTATTAATTGGATATTTGGGAATACCAATTGGGGAAGATGGTCTTCCATTAGTTCCAAATATGGGAAGTTATACAAATGCTTTAATTGCTGCGTTAGAAAGAAAGTTTGCTTATATACAATATAGAAAGAGCAGAAGCGGGGCTGATTTAAACTTTTTCCAACTATCTGATAGAGAATATTCAAAATGGAAAGTTAAAGCGAGAGAAGACATGAATGCTCAGACATTTGAAGAAATGTGGGCTATGGGAGAAGCCACAAATCAGTTTTTGGTTCCTAACGAATATCATGGTTTAGATCAAAGAAAATCTCAGAAAATAAATAACGGATTTACAAGATATTAATAAGTTAAGCTATGGCAGAGCAAAATAATAATAAAACAAGAAGTTTGCAAGATATAAAAAACTATACCTTCACCAAAGGTATGAATGATGACGCTTCTCCAGAAGCACAGCCTGCAGATACCTACAGAGCAGCTTTGAATATGGTGAAAGAATCCTCTGAAGGAGATGAGAATTTTCTCACCACAGAATATTCTAATGCATTTAGAATCAAGTTGCCTGGAAAAGTTTTACATTCTAACTTGATTAAGCAATTAAATCAAGTTGTAGTCTTCTTGCACACAAATGAAATAGGATTATATGACCCTAATTTAAATACTTATACTAAGTTATATGCTTCTCCTGGTTTAAATTTTTCAATATATATAGATTCTGTATCTTTTACAAAAACAGAATGTGAAGATGTTGTATTAATTTTTTGGGACTCAGTAAATAGAGTGCGAAATATTAATATATCTAAATTTATAAAAGAAGGGCCTGGTGATGGTCCTGTTGAGGAATTAGAGTTATTCAAAACTGCAGACACTTGTATTAATTTAAGTGATGTAAGTTTTATAGAAAATGCTGCTTATAATGTAGACGCAGGTGTTTATAGACCTTTTATTCAATATGAAGATGAGGATGGTAATACTACTAATTATTATATAATAAATGAAAATATACCTTTAATAGAAGATGGTACAAATGGTACCTATGAGTACATTGATGGGAATGAGTCTAAAATTTTAAATAAAAGTATTGTACTAAAATTTGATAATGTAGACACTAAATATCCTTTTATTAACGTAGGGTTTATAAAAACAGTTAATGGAGTGCCCACTGCTTTTATTTTTAAAAGAAAGCAACCTACAAATATTTTTTCTACAGTAACGTATGAAGGAGATACTACTTTTATTCAAACTGTAGATATTGCAGAAGTTCTAACTAAAAGAGCTTTTTATTTATCTGCAAAAACAGGTTTAATTTATAATAATAGTTTACTATTAGGAGGGTTAAAAGGTAAAAGAAATGTTGATTATCAACAATATGCAAATAAAATTTCTGTAAAATATGTAACAGGAAGAATTAATTTAAGTAGAACAAAGGGATATAAAAATCCTGAACATATTATTCACCATAAGTCTTGGATGAGGGATGAAAATTATATGTTAGGTATTGTATTAGAGTTTGAAGATATGTCAGAATCTGCTGCATTTCCTTTAATAAATAAAAAATATACTCCTTTTCCTGACTTCACAGGTTCGGGAGGCCCTAGACCTGAGACAAATGATACAAAATTATGTTGTACAGATGATAGAGTTTATTGGAAAGAAGTTAATACAGCAAAAAGAACTGCATATAATCATTTTGCAGGAGACCTTAGTGTAACAGATTTTTGTTCAGGAACTATAGATAATGATTCTAACAATATTAGATCTGAGGGTTATTTAGGTTATTTTGAATCAGAAGAAAAATATCCTGTTATATTAAGATGTGGAGCTTCTCCAGGGTCATTAGATGTTAATGATTATATGTATCCTGTAGATACTAGCACTGGAAAAGCAATAGGAAAAAATATTACATTATTTAAAATGCCAGACTCTACTATTGAGCCTTTCCACAATAATATAATAGATGATTTTGCTATTGAAGATAATAAAAATAGATTTGATAGTAAATATGATAATTTAGAAATTTATCCTTTAGGTTTAAAACTAGAGAATATAGAGTTTCCTACACTAGAAGAAACAGATGGGGTAAAAGTTACAGGATATAGAATTGTATATGTAAGGAGAGACACTTTTAATAAGTCAGTACAAGATAAAGGTTGGTTTGTTGAGATGTTTAAAAATAATCTTAATGGCACAGATTATATTTATCCTAAACATAATGTTAATTCTGGAGCTAAGTGGGATTATTTTTCAAATCTTAGAGATAGAACTATTGAAAGCTCTAGCCCTATACAAGATTTTGTAAGAAATTGTGGGTATGGAAAACACTATGATAATGGTATAATATTTTATGGGGGTAATACATTATCTTCTCAACTAGGAGTTAATGTTAATCACGTTAAAATAGAGCAACAATATAATACAACAGGTTATTATATAGATTCTGTTAGAGGTCAAAATTCTGATAGGTTTAGTACTATAGGAGATAATACTTATGACCCTTCTACATTTTTAGATAAAGATGGTAGATTTAGGTCTGCTTCAATACAAATTTATAATTTATATAATTATGGATATGACCAAAAGGCGGATGGAACTTTAGATAGAAGTAGAGGCTATTTTAATAGAACAGAAGTTATTTATCAATTTAAAAATATTTGTACAGATAACTATTCTTATGTAAATGATAATGTCATTCTTAATAAAATTTTAAACTCGGATTTTTCTTTAGTTAATTTTTACAGAGAAAGTGGGTTTTATTTAGATTTTAATAACCCTACAGACTTATCATTTAATAAAAATTATAGAGAGTTTAATAATCAAACTTTTACAGTATTTAGTATTACATGGGTCAATATTCCTGTTAATTCCTTTTTATCTCCAGGGCAAATTGTAACAATATCTAATTTAGGGGGTTGTAATACTAGTTCTGTATTTGGTCCAGTAGGTAGACAATTTACTGTAATAAATAGTACAACATTACAAGTAATAGGTGCTCCTTTTACTTTGGCTCAAGTTGGTTTAAGTTGTAATACTATTGACTATGATGTAAGTACTTCTAGACAATATTTTAACTCAGATTCTAGTGCAAAAAAATGTAATTGTACTAATTTATCTGACAGTATTACAGAAAAGACAATTGTTGGAATAGGGGTAAGATTGCAGACAGCAACTTTAACATCTGATATATTAGTACCTATTCCTCCTGCTACAACTTTCCCTACAACAATAACTGATTATCCTAACGGAACAATATTTACTATTAATGCAGTGTCTCCTCCTACTGTTCCTTTTTTAGCGGGAGATAAATATAAATGGAATAGTACATTAAATCAATTAGAAAAACAAAGTCCTTATTATAGTGGACCACCAGTAACTCCTATAGATACTACTTTAGATTTTAAAGCAGATACATGGGTAAATCAAACTTTTACAGCACCTCCAGGGTTAATATGGGTAGTTGATTATGCCAATTCTTTCACTCCAGGCTCTACAATAACTATTACAAATAATCCAGCATCCCCTTTTTCAAACGGGCAAACTTTTATTGTAAAGAGTAATACTCAAATAACTTATACAGGTACATTTCCTTTGGTTGTAGGAACTTCAACCGTAACAGTGACAAACATTTCTATTAGAGTTAATGAAATGCCTGCAAGTAGCGATCAATATTTTTTAGAAAATTATTTAGACAATGCTACTTCAACAAATATTTTAAATGATTGTAATACAGGGTATATTTACTATGGTTCCATAAAAAATAACTTACCTAGACAATATGGAAGTATTGATGATATGTTTTTTATTGATACAGGCTTGAAAGGATGTGTTGGTCAAAATAGTTTGACAGGATTTTATGGAGATAGTTATATTAATACTTTTTCTTTTGTAAGAACAGGTGTTACAGGAATGTTAGAAGATTCTATTATAGATGATAATAGTGCTACATTTGCAGATAAATTTGACCCTAAATATACTATAAATAATATAATAGGAACAAGTAATAGGGCTTATTTATTAAATTTATACTTAGCTCAAAAAGCAAATATAACTTTATTAAACACTGTTACAGAGTCTGATGTAAATTTAGATTTAAGATATGAAGGACCTACTTTTAATGAAGTGTATTATCCTAAATTAGCTAATGGTAAATATAAATTATTTTCCACTAGAAAAATTGAATATGCAGAAGACTGTTATTTAAATACTTATTTTTATGAACTATTTTGCAATGATAAAAATGATAATTGTACAACTAATGCAACTGAATTCATAGAATATAATGATGCCTATAGAAATTTCCATGATAATAAAATAAACTTAAATAATGATTATAATGAATTAAATGGTATGAGATTTAATCTTATTAAACCAATTAATTCTACATATAAAACTTGTGAGTGTGATACTGAATTTGACAATAGAATTGCAATTTCTTCTAAAGATAATCAATCTATTAGTCAATTAAATTATAGTAAATTTTTACCCAATGATTTTATTACATTACCTCATAAAGAAGGAAAGATAACTAATTTATTTAAAGAAAGCCAAGTACTTTATGCACATACCACAGATAATATTTGGAAATTACTTACATTAGAGTCAAAATTACAGGCAGATAATAATCTAGTGTATTTAGGAACTAATAATTTATTATCCAGTCAATCTCTAGAATTATTTGCTTCTAATGAAGGATATATGGGATTACAAGATAAAAGATTTTCATTCCAAAATAATACTGGATATTTCTTTGCAGACTTAAAAAACCAAACATTAAATCTAATGTCTGGGGGAAGGTTAGATGCTATTTCTACTTATGGTATGAACAGCTTCTTTAAAAACCAATGGAATACATACTTTAATTCTTATGGGGCTTCTACAAACTCTAATTTGCCTATTATACCTCAATCAAACCCAGATTTGTCCACAGTGGAGATTTATTTTGGATATGATTATAGACATAAAAGACTTCTTCTAACGGATAAAACAAACGGATTTACCCTTAGTTATTACCCAGAAGATAAGGCATTTTATTCTTTCCATTCGTATCTACCAATGGCGTATCTTCAGAATAGAGACACTTTCTTTACTCAGAATGATAATTATGACGTTTATATTCATCAAGATAACTTTAATTCTTATAGAAAATTCTATGGAGTTAACTACCCTTCTTTAATTGACGCAGTGTTTACCTATCATCCATTAGTATACACAACGCTAAATAATGTTGGTATGAAAATAGATGCCTATAAAAATGTTAACGGTCAGCTATTGATTACCAATGAAGTACCTACAAGTTTACAGGTTTGGACTAGCAGACAACATAGTGGGGAAGTTTTCTTAAAAACTCCTATTAACGCTGATTACATGGAGAATGTTGTATTAAATAATCAATTTCACAACATAATAAATGGGGTTGTATATTGTAACAACTTGGCTAACTATGTGTTAGACGATACTATTAATTTTTTGAATGGGGATATTTTTCCAGTTCCTAATGCCAATGTAAGTTTTTCTAAGGATTGGACCCAAGTAGATAGGCTTGAGAATAATTTCTTTAACTATCGAATCAGTATAGATAACAAAGATTTAGAAAATTTAAAATTTATACTTAAATTTACAGTTCTTAATTACAATATATCCATGCGTTAATGGCTAAAGGTAAAAATAAACTTAATAAAACTAATTCTTCAGGGTGGTTAGATGACTACTCTGAGGAATTGTCTATTAGTAAATATGCTAATGGAGATAGAGTTATTGACCCTTTACTTTCTCCTGGACAGCTAGCTCAATTAAATAAATTAAAAGAATTATCAAAAAAACTTCCAAAAGATGAAGAAATTCTTTTAAAACAAATGCAAAATAAAAGAGCTCAAGATAAATTATCTGTTTCAAAAGAAAAAACTACTGCTGATAAATTAAAAAAGCTTGTTAGAGAGCCTGTTACTACATTAGCAGACCAAGCTGAATATAATAATTTTGATTTATTATTTGGTATTCCAGGAAGAGTAGGTACAGGTATATATAGTACTGTTGGTAATTTATTAACTCCTTCTACTTATCCTACATTAGGAAAAGGTGCGGTTAATTTAGTTAGTAATGCTTTAACAGATGAAAATGTTTATGAGGGAGTTAATGAAGATGCTAGTAGAATATTAGGAGAAGGGTTAGATATTTTAGATATAATGGATATGGGAGTGGCTTTAAAGTCTTTGCCTTATTTAAATAAAAATGTAAGTAATTTAGCACAAAGTGGACTTTCATCGTTGAGAAATAGATTGGTTGCCGCTAGATACCCAGATAAAGCAGATTTTATGTATAGGGGGCTTAATGAAGAGGGATTTAGAGATGCTATAGAGAGTAAATTTTTTAGGAGTAAGCCAAACCCAGCCCCAAATATAGTAGAAAATACTTCTTTAAATTTGCGAAAAACATTTCCAGAATCAACACCTTACTTTACTCCAAATTTCTCTACAGCACAGTCTTATGGTAGTGATTATATAGCAAAAGTGCCAAAAGATGTAGCAAATTGGACTCAAAGATATAAAAAATCAGATTGGTCTCAATATGCAGATAATACTATACCTATAGATAAAGGAGAAATATTGAAAAAACATTGGCTGTTAGGATACAAGCCAGTAAAATTTGAAAGCGGAGGGGAATTTAATAATTTGAATTTCAGAGACTTTTTTAGCAATGGCGGCAAGGTGCAACCATACATTACTAATAATCCTAATGATCCTAGATT